TTTCTTGAGGTCACCAATGGCGGCACTGATGCCCTTGTTGTCGTACTCAGTTATGACTGGAAGCCGGACTGCCATTGCCTATCGTTTCTTTATGAGCTGCCTGTTGACTTTACGCTCCAGGTCGCGGATCAGCTCGACCATTCGCTCCTCAAGCTGGGGCAGGTAGAACCACACACCGGGCCACATGTAGCGGGACGGACCCTTGTTCGGTCGGCCCGGCTGGGCGGTGCGGTGCGGACGGTCCTTCCCTTGCAATGATTCCTCGAATTGTTTCTCGGGGTTGAAGCTGCCGCCGTCCTTGCCTGCCATGTCGTAGATTGCGCCAGCCGCGTCGCTCTGGATGATGGAAAACATGCTGAACGCTTTGCCTTTGCGGGCCGACTTCTTCGGGCCACCCAGCTGAAACTTGATGTTGCGCCGAACCTTGGCCCGGTTCCACACCACGTTGCGTCCCTTCAGCAGGGTGCCGCTAGCCATCCCGGTTAGCGGGTACTTGCTGTTGGACCAGCCTGCGCTGGTTGCGTCGAACTCCTGCCGGGCCGAGGTGACAGCCTCGTTAGCCATGAGCCGGGAACGCTTGCGGAGGTCCGCCAAGAATTGGGGGTCAATCTTGCGGAGATCCTTGATGGCCTGCTCCAGACCGACAACCTTGACCGACGACTTGGGGACTGTCACTGTTGCCTTTCCGATAGTGCCTGGGCGAGGGTTGCCACCAGCGTGGGTGGCATCGCTAGGAGCTCTGAGTAGGGGATTCCACGGAGGATGAGGGCGGCGACTGTGGCGTGGATGCCGCTTCGCCAAAAGGGATTGTTTCCACCTTGTAGCCCACCGTCTTGATTTGGCGGGCGTACTCGTCGAGGGATGCCGGGACGGTTATGCCGTTCTGTTTGGATGCCAGCCAGGACAACCGGGTCAGGATGTGCTGGCTGACCCGGTTGTCGAGCGCGTCAATGAGAGACATGGTCTCCATTTTCTCGAACTCCAGTTGGCTTGCCATTGACAGCTCGACGGTGTCTTGCGACCCATCAGCCCGCACGGTGGTGATGTGTAGCAGGAACATGTCAGGTGGTGGCCTTCACGACCTTGCCCGTGAACACGAGCTGCATGGCGGCGAGATCGCCGACGGCACCGTTGACGGGCTGCGACGAGGCAAGGAACCCGGTGACCGTGTAGGACGGGTTCGTTGCGCTGACCGCGCCGGAGTCTGCCTTGACAACGACGGTGGTGGTGGTGCCGACCAGCGGGAAGATGGTGGCTTCCGTCTTGGTGGCAGCGAAGTCCTGGTTGAGGTTGACGGTGCAGGTGGTGTTCTCCAGGCCAGCCTGGAACGTGTGGTAGGGAGTTCCCATCACGTCTGCGGGCACTGCGTCCACGTTGTAGTCGAGCACGACGCTGCTGCAGTAGCTGCTGAGATCGACGCTGTTGATGGTGACGCTGGCGTTCTTCATGACGAAAATGGCCATGATTAGTCCTCTGCTTTCTTGTTGTTGGTGGTCTTGGCGATGTGCCCGGATTCGAGCAGGGCATCGACGTTTGCGCCCTGAAGCTCATCGTCTGTGATGGTGTCTCCAGGGTTCTTGCCGGCAATGTTGTCGGCTAAGACTTTGTAGGTTGCCACGGGGTCTCCTTAGTAGGCGGGGTATTGAACGGTGATTGAGTAGGCGGGCAGTTCCTGCGATCCGACCAGATAGGTGGTCGGTGCGGCAGCTGTGGCGGGCACGGTGTTGATCACTGTGTCCACCAGTTCAAGCTGGGCTTTGAGCGCGTCAAGGTTGCCGGGCGGTGGTTGGACCGCGTACAGCGTGAACTCGCAAACAAGTTGTGTGCCTGCGCCGCCGAACGTGGAGCGTGTGAGCACTGGGGGTTCAACGATGACGGTGCCTGGGCGGGCGTTGCGGGAGTCCTCAACGACTGCCAAACCTGCTGCCACCAGCTCTGCGACGAGGCGTTCTCTTGCGTCATTGGTGCGGCCCACCTCATGCCACCTGCGCCCTGTTGCATCCCCACAGCCGGAGGATTTCGCCCATTGCGCTGATGGGTTGTGTACCGGACGAGTACGCCTCGAACGACTGGTATTCGACGCTGCCCCTCATCCTGTATAGGTTGCCTGCAAACATTATCGTGCCGAGCTTTACGTCACCGCTGGGCACCGTCGTGAGGGAGTCGGTGTAACCCGCAGCCCTTCTACGACGGTGCGCCAGGGCGTTCGCGGCATCCGTGCATACCGTTACGAACGCTGTGTCGTTGGCGGTGGCGGGGCTGATTCCCAGCCAGTCCAACACGTTCTGGTTGGTGATCCATGTGCAGGTTTGTGTCCAGGTGACGGTGCCGTCGCAGGCCTCGTACTCCAGGTCGTCGCCGTTGTGTTCGTAGATGACCTGGTTCAGCTTGATGGTGTCGTAGTCGAAGACCAGGTAGCCCTGTTCGTCCACGTCCAGCAGCTGGTACGGCTCGCAGCTGATGACGGTGAATGTGCCGTCAAAGTTTGCGCCGACGGTTGCGACGGTGATTGACTGCCCGACCGCTATGTCTGTGGGCGTGAGGGTCTGAAGCGCGCAGGTGTTGTTCACCCGGCGGCGGTGTGTCACGGAAAACGTTGCCATGCTTCAGACCCTCAGTGCCTCGGTGGGGCTTAGACCAGCTTGACGAACTTGGTTGCGTCGATCATCAGCGTGGCGAAGTAGCCGCGGAACGCAAGCGTCCTGCTGAGGGTCGACGGGGAGTCCAGGCTGATTGCGCCCTTCTGCTGCTCGTAGCACTCGAAGCCGGATGCGTCACCGACGATGACGGTGTCGGCTGCGAAGTTGCGGTCCACGACGACGCGGAGACCGAACGCGACTGCGTCGGTTGAGCCGGGCGACATGGTGCCGAACGCGTTCATGGGGCCGACCTGGGGGAAAAGCGGCCTGTCCGATCCGTCCGAAAGCGACCCGAGATACTGGAACATGTTGGGGCTGAGGAAGAGATGGGTGGGCAGGTTGCCGTTCGATGCGGTCAGGATGGTGCTGGCGCAGTCGTAGATGTCCGACACCCACTCGGTTGCCGAGGTCGGGTCGGTCAGCGTGGACGACTGGGAGCAGCCCGCGAGGAGCTGGTCTGCTGCGTAGTTGTCCGTGGCGTTTGCATAAATGCGGCTCATATCTTCGAGGATGAGCGAGAGGACCGCGGGGTCTGACCAGTCGAGGTCGGCCTCGGAGACGTTGACGTAGCCGCCGAAGATCTGCTTGGTGACCTGGTTGTTGAACACGACGAACGTGCCGGACTGGTTGCTCATTTCGGCGAGGCTGGCACCGATGCTGGTGTGCGTGGTGACCTCGGGGCGGATGAAGATCTTGCCGCCTGCGGGCATGGCCTTGGCCCCGATTGCGTCAACGACAGGGCGGCGACCCACGAAGTTGTTGTAGACCGGGCCGATGATGGGGGTCGGCAGGATGCCGGGCGTGTCGGTCGTGACCACGTCGGGTGCAGCGGCGCGGAGTGCCTGCGACATGTCGTGCCATGCCGAACCACCTGCGATGGCGGCGGACAGGTACTCGACAGCGGTGGGCAGCTTCACGTCCTTGCGGGCGGTGGCGTAGACCGGAATGGTCGGGATGGGGGTCTCGGCAGCTGCGGCCTCGACCGGGGTGGATTCTGTGGACACGTTGTTCTCCTCTGTGTCGGGTTGTGGTTCGTCATCCTCCGGGTTGGAGGCTGCGATCTGGGTGATTTGGGCTTGCGGGAACGCTGGCTGGTACACGACAGACAGCTCCTCCCACGCGGCGGCTTTGACCAGCATGGTCTTGCCGTCCATCTCGTAGTCCGTCACGGACAGACCAACGGAGACTGAATCGAGAGCCTGCATCTTGAGCAGTGCGATCAGGTCGCGGCCCTCGGCGGTGTCAGCGATGCGGGCACTGAACAGCATCCCGGCATCGGTTTCCTCGCGCATGTCGACGACACCGACCACTCGGCTGGTGTCGTGCTCAATCACGAGGCGGGGCATCTTGCCGTCCACAGGCAGCGCGCCAGCCATGATGCGGACGCGCTGCCCGGTGGAAACCTCGGCATCAACCCCATACGGGGCCGCGATACCCGAGATGCGCGGCTCGCTGTCCCCGGCGGCCGCGTCCAACGTGACGGACGAATTGCTGAAGTTGATTCTCATGCGGGCTCCCTTGTGGGTTCGCTTTCGGACTCTTCCGGACCCATTTCCATGTCGGGTTCACGGATGAACTCGGACACGTCAACCCGGCAGAAACGGCCCCTGGGCAGGATGTCGTCCATTGAGAGCCGCTGCGACAGGCAGTCAATGTAGGGCTTTGCGCCGTAGTAGTACAGTTGCTTCTGTGACTCGACCGCGTTCTGGTACGTCATGCCGGAGCCTGTGTCCGCGCCGACCAAGTACTGCGGCACGTTCGCAAGGTTTGCAAGCGTGGACATGGTGTGGCGGCGGGCTTCAACCAGCTGCAGCTTGGACGGGTCGCTAGAGAACTCTTTCCACTCGACCGCGCTGTTCAGTGCGCCGATAGCGTTCCTGCGCCTAGCGGACGACCACGCAGCTGCGAGATCTGCCAAGTCCTCGGCTTCCATCGGTTCGGACCCGGCGGTCTGCTGCAAGTAGCCCGCGGTGATCTCGTTGGTGGCAAAGCGCATTGCGGCGGTGTCCAGGCGGTTTGCTATTTCGAGCTCGCGCCACCCGGCGTACAGCAGCCCCTGGATCGGGGACAGGAATTGCACGACGTTGTTCATGTCGAGCTCAATGCCGTTGTAGGTCAGCTGGCTGGAGGGGCGGGGCCAGATGTCGCCAGACATGTCCAGTGCCTGGATGTCGTTCATGGGTAGCCATTGGAACGACAGCGGGAAGTTGGTGGTCTTGGACCGGGAGGTCACATACCACACAGCGTGTCCGTGGAAGTAGAGGTCGTCAGTCGTCCAGGCGAGGAGGAATTGGCGGGTCACGTTCGGGTCGGGGCGCGACATCCACGTCTCGCCCGGCAGGGGCACTTCCTCGTATTCCTCACCCATCCACTGCAGGCCGTACTGGTTGATGGGGAGCCCGGACACCATCGACACGATCAGGTCGCGGGCGCGGCTGATGGTTGCGTTCTGAATGGCTTGGTTGCGGTCGTAGAAGCTTGTGAACCCCACCGTCTGGTTGATGTACGCAGTTTGCGCGGCGGCACCAGCTGCAGCCTTGACAGGCTCAGCCCCGAACGCGGGTGGGTTCTTCTTTGCGAACAATGCCACGACGCGATTGTGACACAGCCTTGTTGCATTTGCAACGATAGGTCACAGATACAGAACGAGAAACCTCAGTCGGCAAACGCGTACGAGACGCGGGACTGCACCTTGGGTTTGCCTGCCTGGGCGACGGCCCACACCATCGCCCGGCACAACGACGTATCACCCGGTGACCGCGCCGACGACAACGACAAATGTCCCTGGTGCTTGACAGCGACAGCGCGGGATACCTGCTCGATCAGGAGCTGTTCCCCGGTGTGGCGGACCTGCCCACCCATAATCATGCTGCGAACAATGACGGTCCATTTCTGCAGCTCCCGGACACCGCACAGGACAGCACGGCCCTTGAGCTCCGGCGACAGATGCACGTCAAGGCTGGCACCGATTGCAAGCGTTTGTCCTTTGTGGGCTTTCTGGGATTCTCGCACCGCCGCCCACAGATCTCCCAGGTTGTCCACAATGAATTCGACGGTG